GAGATTTGTGTCCCGTTGGCAGCAGGCGTTATAGATCAAGCTGGTGCTACTGATGGTGGCACAACACAGGCTCTTGGCGTCTTAACAGGCGTTTTTTACCAAGACAGTACGACGAAGAAGCCAACATGGCTTAATTATTGGCCCGGATCAGGTAGCGTAAGCGTTGACACGAATTATCCTGTCAAAGCATTCGTTGCTGATAACCCTAACCAATTGTTTCAAGTAGCATCTGATGCTTCTTTGACTAATCGCGCAACAGCACTTGCTGCGGTTTTTGCAAACGCATCTCTTGGAACTTCGGCTAGATCCGGTTCTACATCAACTGGACAATCTTCTTCAGCATTAGGTGTATCGACTATTGCTACAACAGCCACACTACCTTTGCGTATTGTAGGCATTGTAGATGACGATGCTAATAATGATTATTCTGCTGCTGGAGTAGCAATGATTGTTCGACTCAACGCCCATTTTAATTCGGGCACACGCCGTTTTGATTCGCAGACTACTGCGGATTCGACGGGCATTTAAGGGGGTTTAACTAATGGCTATTTCTCGCGCACAACTAGCGAAAGAGCTTGAACCCGGACTAAATGCACTGTTTGGGCTTGAGTACGACCGCTATGAAAAAGAGCATGAAGAGATTTTTGAAACAGAATCTTCTGATCGTGCTTTTGAAGAAGAAGTAATGCTTTCAGGATTTGGAACCGCGCCTGTGAAGAGCGAAGGTACTGCAATATCATTTGATGATGCGCAGGAAACTTTCACTGCTCGTTACACGCACGAAACCATTGCTCTTGCATTTAGCATTACAGAAGAAGCAATTGAAGACAACTTGTATGATCGTCTTGCTTCCAGATACACCCGTGCTTTGGCACGTTCAATGTCACAGACTAAGCAGATTAAAGCGGCGTCTATATTGAACAATGCTTTCAGCACCTCGTATCCGGTAGGTGATTCGGCAGCACTTTGTTCTTCTTCACACCCGTCTTTGTCGGGCAATCAGCGTAACTTGTTGTCAACCGCTGCTGATCTTAACGAAACTTCGTTGGAGCAGATGTTGATAGATATCGCTGGTATGACTGATGAGCGTGGCCTTAAAATTGCTGTTCGTGGAATGAAACTTGTTATTCCGAAAGAACTTCAATTTATCGCAGAGCGAGTAATGAACTCTAATCTGCGTCCGGGCACCTCTGACAATGACGTTAACGCTACAAAGTCTATGGGAATGATTCCAGAAGGAGCGGTTGTAAACCACTTCTTGACGGATACCGATGCGTTTTTCATCAAGACAGACGCACCTAACGGCTTTAAGATGTTTGAGCGTACTGCTATTAAGACAGCTATGGAAGGTGACTTCGATACTGGAAATATGCGGTTTAAGGCTCGTGAGCGTTATTCGTTTGGTGTATCAGATTGGCGTTGTGTTTTCGGCACGCCCGGAGCATAATACTAATAACGGGGACTCTCGGGTCCCCTTTTTTTTAATAGCTTAACGAGGCCCCACGCGGGTTCTGAAAGGAGTTCTGATGGCTAATCCACATTTTCAAAATATGGTTCTTTGGGCAGGAAACACAGTTGCTTCCAAGTCTAAAAAGGACACCCCTATGTTTATGCCTAGTCCGTCTGACCAGACGTTCTATGGTTATTTTAACGATTTTATGACGTATCATGCAGATGAGTGGACAATCACCACCACTGAAGGCGGCTCTGGAAACGCTTCAGAAGCGTTGACTTCTGGCGCAGGCGGTCAATTGTTGATTACCAACGACGATGCTGACGATGATGCAGATTTTTTCAACCTAAAAGGCGAATCCTTTTTAATCACAGGCTCTAAACGTGCTTTTTTTGAAGCGCGGTTTAAAGTCAGTGACGCAACACAGTCTGATTTTGTTATGGGTTTGCAAATCACCGATACTACACCTTTAGCCGCAAGTGACGGCATAAACTTCAGAAAAGATGATGGTGATACCAATTTAGACTTTGTTGTGGAAAAAGACAGTACAGAAACGTTGACGACTGCTGTCCATACTATGGAAGACGATACGTTTGTAACGGTTGCGTTTTACGTTGATCCTAACGCTTCTTTGGTTTATTACTCAATAAACCACGCGGAGCCTGTATCTGTAGTAAACACTAACTTACCGGACAACGAAGAGTTGACTGTTTCTTTTGGTATTCAAAATGGTGCGGCAGCGGCTAAAACTATGACGGTTGATTACATCTCAGTCTTAGTGGAGAGATAATTATGTCTGGATCAGACGTAGAAGCGACCTTTATCGAGGCCGCTACAGCAGATAGAAACGGAGTTTGTGCTGCACAGACTCCGGGTAGCGCGACAGACCTTACGATTAACGGGGCGTTATCTTCCGGTGGTAGTGTAACGTTTGACCAACCAAGGCAAGTAACGGTTTATGCCGCTGGTAATGAGTCCGCAAAATCTTTTACTGTTACAGGCACCGATGAAACGGGTACTGCGGCAACGGAGACAATAACAGGACCTAACGCAACAACCGTCACAGGTTCTACTTATTTTGCTACGATATCGCAAGTGGCGTCTAGCGCGGCGACAGGTGGTGATGTTGAAGTAGGGTCTGGTGCAAATATTGCGGCCCCTGTGTTTCGGGGTAGCTGCCGTTTGCGGGGCTTGTATGTGGTCAATACCGGTACAGCAGGGACCATAACGTTTAGACAGACGTCTAGCTCTGGTGCAGTTCGTATGCAGTACAATACAGTTGCTTCGGCAAACACAACCGAATACCCGGATATACCTGATTCGGGCTTGAGGTGTAATGCGGGCGCGTATGTGTTGTACGACCAAACTACCATGTCTTCAATGACAGTGTTTCATTCTTAATTTGAAGTGTGTGGTAAGTTTTGATGGACTTATCGGCTAAAAACGCTATTTACATTCCTTTGTTAGTATTAACGCAAAGTAAGCAATTGCTTTGCGTTTTTTAATGGAGTGACGGATGGCTACGCGGCAAGAAAAAGAAGCATTACACACTTTGGACCAACGTGTATCAGTTATTGAAGCCGTGTTACATCGTTTGGAAAACAACCACTTATTGCACATGCAGAAAAATATTGATAACTTAGATTTAAAGCTGTGGGCGGTATTGGGTGGAATAACGATGCAACTTGTTGCGGTCGTTCATTACTTCTTAACACATGGAAGTTCGGGGTTATAGGAAAAGTACCTTTTTCGTATGAATCTGCTACAATGTTATGCGGGTATAGAAAAACAGGTATGTGATGAAATACGGGCTTGGTCTTCACAAGTTTTAGAAGAACAACAAGAGTATTTTAATGAACTGCCTGCATGTCCTTATGCCAAGGCGGCGTGGGAACGGGATAGAGTAGCCATAACCTTTAAAAAAGGGGAAGGCTGGCAAGATTTATGGAGTGCCATTTCTCAATTTCCCGATGGAATCGACATTGGAATGGTTGTTGATTTAGATTACCAAACGCCTCCAGATTCCTTTCACGAATTCTTGGATCAGGTTAATGAGGCCATCTCAGATGGAACCTTTGTTGACCGGGATATTTGGGTTATGGGGTTTCATCCCGAGGATGAAGCGAATTCAGATATAGATAGCCAAGGATTTACACCGTTATTTGAAGAAGATTACACCATTATTTTTGTTCAGCGGTTGACTAAGCTTCACGAATCCGCAGATGCCTTGAAACCGTTGGGATATTATGACCAACATTTTTCAAGAACAGATGCAGAAGATATTTGGCGTAAAAGAGAAGACCTTTACAGGAGATTAAAAAAATGGCAGGAATGATGAAAGCAAAACGAATGCGTGCGGGTGGCGGCGTTAAAAAAGGTAAGGACACTCAAACCAGTGACCTAACTAACGAACATAAGCGCAACGCTATGAAAAGCCCTGATCCTGCAAAGGTGCGTGGAGCATAAAAGATTATGGCCGTATCAGACTCAAAAAACTTTGAGCTAGATGTTACCGAATACATTGAAGAAGCGTATGAGCGTTGCGGCTTAGAAGTTCGCACCGGGTATGATTTAAAAACAGCTAAACGATCTTTAAACCTTATGTTAGCCGATTGGGCCAACAGAGGATTAAATCAATGGACTATTGAACAAACGACAATTAGTTTGGCGCAAGGAATCGGGGAATATCCTGCGGGCGTTTTAACTATTACGGTGGGCGCAAGCGGTTCTTTTTCGGTAGCGGAAACCATTACAGGTGGAACCAGTGCTGCGACTGCAAAAATTACCAGTTTGCCTTCTTCGACCAGCATGGCAATTACCATTCCGTCCGGCACGTTTAGCAATGGAGAAACACTAACAGGTGGAACCAGTGGCGCAACTACCACCTTGTCTGCGGCAGTGGATTTATCGCCGGTTCAATCAACGATTGATATTTTGTCTGCCGTCGTTCGTAGGGATACTACCGATTACGGAATACAAAGGGTTAGCAGGGATGCTTATTTAAACATTCCAAGCAAAACACAAGAATCCCGTGTTTCCCAGTTTTTTGTGGATAGACAGGTTACCCCCATACTTAAAGTATGGCCTTTACCTGAAAACAGTACAGACACCATTATTTTTGATCGCCTGGTGAGAATGGATGATTCCGATACGTTTATCGACACAATGGAAATGCCTTTTCGGTTTTATCCGTGTTTAGCGGCAGGGCTGGCTTATTATTTAGCCATTAAAAAAGCCCCTGACCGCATACAGTTGTTAAAAGCTGTTTATGAAGAAGAATTTGAGCGTGCTGCATCGGAAGACCGCGACAGGGCTTCTGCGCAAATTCAGCCTAGTTTGGCTTATATGAGGCTTAATTAGTGTCGAAATATGCAGTAGGCAAGCACGCATACGGTATTTCCGATAGATCAGGGTTTCGTTATCGGCTACACCGAATGAAAAAAGAATGGACGGGAATGCTTGTTGGATTTGATGAGTGGGAGCCGAAGCAACCCCAGTTAGAACCGTTAGGCAATGTTATTGATGCACAAGCGTTGAAAAATCCACGACCGGATCGAACGGAAACATTAGATATTTATGTTGGGATTCCTGTTATTGAAGGCCCCGATTTTAAAGAAATTAAAGGCTTTGCCCAAGTGGGGGAAGTAACGGTAACAACATGAGCTTTACTTATACTCAATTAAAAAGTGCCATACAGGATTACGCGGAAAACGACGAAACTTCGTTTGTTACTAATTTACCGGTGTTTATTCGCGCAGCGGAAGAACGCATTTTGAAAATGGTGCAGTTAAGCCTGTTTAGAAAGAATGTAAGTGGCACAATGACTGCGTCTAATCAGTATTTGGCGGCTCCAAGTGATTTTTTAGCCCCTTATTCTTTGTCTTTTACCGATAGTGATAGTAATAAAGTGTTTTTAGAATATAAAGATGTGAATTTTATTCAAACATTTACACCTAATGCGTCCACAACAGGAAACCCTCGCTTTTATGCTCTTTTTGATATTTCAAATTTTATTTTAGGGCCAACGCCAAGTGCAAATTCAGCAGCAGAAGTACATTATTTTTACCGTCCGGCTAGTTTAACGGCGGGAGCAGACAGCGGAACAACGTGGTTAAGTATAAATGCCACGGTTGCAATGTTGTACGGGTCACTAATTGAGGCGTATACCTATATGAAAGGTGAGCAAGATTTAATCACTAATTACCAGCAACGTTTTATGGAAGGGATTGCCACATTAAAACAATTAGGTGAAGCTAAAGAAGTGACAGATGAATATATGAAAGGACAAGTAATTAGGCCGAAACAATGAATACAGATGCGTTGGGGGTTAATTTTAGCTCGGATTTTGGGGTTAATGTTGAAACTACAAATAACCGCGGGTTTACCCCGGAAGAAATAGCAGAGCGTTGCGCGGATCAAATAATTAGTATTTCGGATCAAGCAAATCCGATAATACGAGAACAAGCGCATACGTTTAGACGATTATTAGTAAAAACTTTGGCTTTTTATATGCGAGAAGCTATTAAAAGTGATCGAACGACGGTGTACAATGCTTTGAAAGATGCAGGGCAACCTGAGTTAGCTGAATTAATTAGGAGATTATAGCATGGCTTTTTCTGGAAACTTTATGTGTACAAGCTTTAAAAAAGAGCTTATGGAAGCTGTGCATAATTTTAAAAATTCGGGTGGCAACACCTTTAATATTGCGTTGTATACGAATAGTGCCAGTTTTACCGCTGCCACTACCGCGTACACTACAAGTAATGAGGTTTCTGGCACGGGTTATACCGCTAAAGGGAATAGTTTGACTAGAGTAGACCCTACTACAAGTAGTACCACAGCGTATACGGACTTTGCTGACAGCACTTGGAGTTCTTCAAGCATTACGGCACGGGGTGCTTTGATTTTTAACGATAGCGCAAGTGGCGACCCAACGGTTTGTGTTTTAGATTTTGGGTCGGATAAAGCGTCGTCTAGTGGGGACTTTACCGTAGTGTTTCCTTCGGCTGGGGCAAGTACGGCTATTATTAGGATTGCGTAATGACTGATATAGTCATCCCGTTTACTGGGTGGGGCCGTGATGGCTGGAACACTCAAGCGTGGAACGAAGGTGACGTAGCAGTAGGCAGTGCCACCGGTGGTGTTGGTTCTGTTACAGTAAATTATGGGGTGTCGGTAACGGTAACAGGCATTGCGGGCACAGGTTCGCCCGGTGCGGTAACCGTTAATTTTGGTTCTAGTGTACCGGCAACAGGTATTAGTGGAACAGGTAGTGTTGGTTCTGTCACCATTACCGAAGGAGAAGGAGTTGATGTCTCGGTCACAGGTGTATACGGAACCGGCGCAACTTCACAAGTTTTGGTTTGGGGCCAGATTACGCCCTCACAAACCCCGAGTTGGTCGGAAATTAGTCCGTCACAAGATGCCGGATACACAGAGATAGCAGCGTAGGTATTTAATTATGTCAAGCACATATACAACAAACTTAGGTATTGAAAAGATTGGTACCGGGGAGCAGTCGGGAACGTGGGGCGGCACTACTAATACGAACTGGGACATGATGGATGAAGCAGTTAACGGGATTATTTCTGTTACCTTGTCTTCCGCCGGAAGCTCGGGATCTCCTACAGCTTTACCTATCACCGATGGGGCCAGTTCCAACGGGCGAAACAAATTTATTGAATTTGTTGATGGCGGTGATTTAGGCGGGACGGCCTATGTTCAGTTAACCCCAAATGACGCCGAGAAAATTGTATTTTTTAGAAATAGCCTTGCGGGCAGTCGTTCCGTTATTGTGTTCCAAGGCAACTACAGCGCCTCAAACGACTTTGAAATCCCTAATGGAAAAGATGTTGTTCTTAAATTTAACGGGGGCGGAACAGGCGCTACAGTCACACAGGTTTTTGTTGATTTAAACTTAGGTGGTTTAACGGTTGGGTCGGGCGCAGCGGCGGACACTAAAATAGTTTATGACGGCAACGCGAAAGATTTTTATGTGGGTCTTGATGATTCCGCAGATAAATTAGTGATCGGAGAAGGTTCTACCGTTGGAACCAATTCGATACTTACCCTGGATGATGATTCGGTAACAGTGGGTGATGGAGCGGCAGTTGATACTAAAGTAGTTTTCGACGGAAACGCGCAGGATTACTATATAGGTCTTGATGATTCAGCAGATGATCTAGTCATTGGCCTTGGATCGGCAGTTGGTACAACCCCTGCTATAGAGATTGATGAAAACCAAGATGTTAAGTTTGCCCAGAGCATTGGGGTAGGACAAGCAGCCTCTAGCACTGTAGGTGATAT